GCAAGATCTTACTCCTTTGCAATGGCAGATGGTAGATAAGTTAGCTAAAAATTCTGAAAGAATTTATATTGCAGGCGATGATGACCAAGCTATTTTTGAATGGAACGGTGCTGACGTAAATGATTACATTAGATTTCCTGGTCGTAACTATATTTTAAAACAATCTCACAGAATACCAAAAGTAGTCCATGAGTTTAGTTCTTATATTTCTGATATGATTAAGCCTAGAGTAACAAAACAATTTTTACCCTCTAGTAAAAATGGCTTTATTAAAACACACTCATCTTTTTTAGATATAGCTGATATGGTAAGTCAGTCTGATGGGGACTGGCTAATACTTGGAAGGACACAAGAAATTGTTAAAGAGTTAGAGGACCTAGCTAGACAAGCAGGTATATTTTTTCAAAACACAAAAGGTAAAACTTCATTTGATGTTAATAAATGGAGTGCCATAAAATACTGGAATAAGCTAATGAATAACGGTGTTGTAAATAAAGA